ATACTATTATCATGGGTTCGACTTAATGGCTATTGGTCGTAGTAACATTTCTAAACAGTTAAAACCTAAACTAGGTACAGGCAAGAGATTTAAAAGTTTAACTACAAAACTAAAAAAGTCGGGTGCTAAAGACCCCAAAGCTCTTGCAGCTTATATAGGTAGAAAAAAATACGGAAAGAAAAATTTTCAAAAGTTATCGTCTAAAGGAAAAAGGAGAAGATCATGAAAGACTTTGTAGCAGGGGCAGCAGCACGTAAGCTCCCTAATCTTGATCCAGATTTGAATGAGATCGTAGGACGCCCTACTGGTAAAGGATTTGGTGCAGCAAGAAAAGGACCAAGTGTTTTAGCTTACTCTGACAAAGACCTCATGAAAGAGGAAGACTAGTCATGGCAGCAGGTAAAGCAGCTAGTGCTATTGTAAAAGGCTTAAGTAAAATTTTACGTGATGTTAAATCTAAACCATCGACTACTAGTGGTAAAAAAACACGGCGTAGAATGACGATAGAAGACAAGCCTACGACTAAAACAGCACAACGAAAAAATCAACAACAGTCTTCTACTACAGGTAAGATAACTACTGAAGGTAGTGATGCACAACGTATTGTTCGTAGAACACCTAAAGGAAGACCAGGAGCAGGTCAAGTAAAAACCGTAACAGGTCAAGATGGTAAGCTTTCTAAAACTGCTGCTGCTGCCGAGAAACGTGTAAAAGCTAGAGAACTTCGTAGAGCAGCTACTAAAGCAGGTGTTGGTGCTGCTGGTGCTGGTATTGCAAGTATTCCAATCTTAATGAAGGATGATAAATCTGCAACTGCTTCTGAACCACCAAAGACTTCTAAATCAGAAAAGACTTCTAAATCTTATAAAGTTAAAAGGGGTGATACTCTTTCTGAAATAGCTAGAGATAACGGTACTACTTTAAAGAAACTTAAAGCAGCTAATCCACAGATTAAAGACCTTAATAAAATTAGACCAGGACAATCTATTAAGATTCCTATGCCTAAAATGAAAGATCGTAAGTCTGTTTATCAAGACATGTCTAAATCTGAAATGAAAAAAATTAGTAAACAAAAAGGTGGTAATCTTAAATCTGTAGAAGCACAAAAAAATCCAGGTCTATCTAAACTTCCTACAAATGTTAGAAATCGTATGGGTTATGCAAAGTCTGGTGGTAAAGTTTATAAACGTAAAGAAGGTGGACAGGTCATGTCAGGTAATGATCTTGTTTCATCTATATATAATTAAGGATTTTAATTATGGCTAGTTCAAAAGATGATGAAAAATTTAATAAAATGATGGCACGAATTATGGGAAAACCTTGGCCTCCTGCTTCTTCTAAAAAAGCAAAATCACCTAGATTAGAAATAACTCCTTCTCGTTCTAGAAACAGACGCAGTAAAAAAGAACCCACTGTTGAACGTACTGTAGAAAATTATGGTCTTCCTAGAAAAACCCCTTTGATAAAAAAAGGACATATTCGAGAAGAACCTATAGCTACGAAAAAAAGAATAAATAGAGATTTACGAGGTTTACCTAATAAAGAATTAGATAAATTAATAAAAGATCATGAAACCAAGCAGTTTCGTATTCGTGGTTATGATCCTTATTTAGATTTACCTAATAAAGAACGAAAAATGAGAAAAGGAGCTACTGATTATAAAAAAGGTGGACAAATATCTAAACGAAAAAAAGGTGGAAAAGTAATGTCAGGTAATGATCTTGTTTCATCTATATATAATTAAGGAGAATTAAAATGGGACTTAAAATAGTAAGACTACGCAATAAACTTCCTAAAGATCAGGATGAACTTAATATAGTGGGTAAAAAGGATAAACCTAAAAAGAAAAAAATTAATAAGCGTGGTGGTGGAGACTTTAATATTGAAATGAAGATTCCTAAAGACATGGTTAATAAAGGTGTAATGTATGGTTACAAATCAGGTGGTCAAGTTTAATGGCTCCCAGAAAGGGAACAGGTATGAAAGGTCATACCATTGGTGGAGGGCAGAAGCGTCCTACTAAAGCTGGTGCAGGTATGACTGCTAAAGGCGTGGCTAAATATCGTAAAGAAAATCCTGGAAGTAAACTAAAGACTGCTGTAACTGAATCTAAACCTACTGGAAAGAGAGCAGCTAGGCGTAAGAGCTACTGCGCTAGATCAGCAGGACAAATGAAGAAGTTTCCAAAGGCAGCTAAGAACCCTAACTCAAGACTTAGGCAAGCACGTAAAAGGTGGAAGTGCTAATATGGCTAAACTTTGTCCTAAAGGTAAAGCTGCTGCAAAAAGAAAGTTTGACGTATATCCATCAGCGTATGCTAACATGTATGCATCTGCTGTATGTTCTGGTAAGATAAAACCAGGAGGAAAAAAGAAAGCTAAAGCAGGTGGTGGTCTTAGAAAGTGGGTCGATGAAAAGTGGGTTGACATAGGAGCGCCTAAGAAAGATGGTAAGTACCAACCGTGTGGACGTAAGTCAACCAAAGAAAGTAAAAGAAAATATCCTAAATGTGTTCCTTTAGATAAAGCAAACCGTATGACCGCTTCTCAAAAAAGTTCAGCGGTTAAAAGAAAAAGATCAAAATCTCAAGGTGTTGGAGGCAAACCTACTATGGTAAAAACTTTTGCTAAACGTGGTGGGCAAGTCCTTGTAGCTTCTTGTTATGACTCTTAGGAAAAATAAAATGATTGTAAAAAAATTAAGTAAAAGAGAAGAAGATACTTTAGCTCGACATTCTGAGCATCATACTAAAAAGCATATGACGTACATGAGAACTCGTATGTCGCAAGGAGATACTTTTACTGCTGCACATAAAAAAGCTATAAAAAAAGTAGGTAGGTAATGGCAACTAGTGGTACATTTAATTTTAACCTTGACATAGACGAGGTTATCCAAGAAGCTACGGAAATGATTGGAGGAGAAAATACTCTCGGTCATGAACCTGCTTCTGCTCGACGTTCTATTAATCTAATGCTAACTGATTGGCAGAATAGGGGTATTCTTTTATGGTCTACTGAAGTAACAGCAGTCACAGTAGTTGCAAGTGTAACATCTTATGCTCTTAGTAACTCAACGATAGATGCTTTAGAAGTAGTTGTTAATAGGAACAATAACGATCTTCAGCTTACTCGTATATCGTTTGAAGAATATCTTCTTATTCCTAATAAAAGTCAAACAGGAAGAGCTAGTCAATATACAGTTAAGAGAGATAGAGATAATCCTACTTTAAGTATATGGCCTATTCCTGAGAATAGTACAGACGTATTAAAGATTGAACGCATTAGTCAATTACAAGATGTAAATAAATCAGCAGGTCAAAACGCAGACTTGCCTAAAAGATTTCTACCACCTTTAACTTGTGGGTTATCATACTATATGGCTATGAAGAGACCTAATGTAGCCCCAGAAAAAATAGCAATGCTTAAAGCAAATTACGAAGAACTTCTATTACGATCTTTAGAAGAAGATAAAGAAAGAGCAAGTATTTTCTTTAGACCTAAGATAAGGACTATATAATGGCATCGAATAGTAAAGCTTTAGCAATTTGTGACACATGTGGTTTTCGTTATTCACATAGTGTTATGAAATTAAATAGCTTTGGTTTGCTAGTTTGCCCGCAAGATTATGAAGGTTCTTATGATTTAAAAAATCATCCTCAGAATAAAATTCCTGATGTGAGAGATGATCCTAAAATAAAAAATCCTAGACCTGATTCAGGAGGTCGTAATTTACTTTGGAACACAGCACAATTACTTTGGGAAGGCGATCCTAATAATATGAGTTCACAAGTAATTTCACCAGTATGGAATAGCGCATGAGTGATTTTGATTTAACAGGTAAAAGAATAGCCGATACTTACAAAGGTTTACTTAAACTTGCTGTAAGTGGTAATGGTGCTGTATCTTCATCTCTTACTCAAGTTGAAGGTGGGGATGGTACTAATACTGCTTTACAAGTAGCTACTAGTTCTATTAGAGTAATAGGTAGTTTTGCTGTATCTTCAAGTGTATCAATAGGTGGTTCTTTAAAAGTAAATAGTGATGTATGTGCTAGTTCTTATTTTGGAAGTGGTAGACATTTAACCAGTATTGTAGCTTCAGGAGATATATCTGTAAGTTCTTTAATTGTAACGAACACTGCTACAATAGGAGGAACTCTTTCTGTAGGAGGTGCTGCTAATTTTCTAAGCACTGCCACTGTTAGTGGAGCAGCAGGTTTTCTTGGTACAGTTAGAGTAAGTGGTAATACTACACTTGGTGGAACTCTCGATATTACAGGTAATACTTCTGTAGGAGGAACTCTTATAACAACTGGAGCAGCTACGTTTGATGATGATGTTTCAGTAAGTGGTAATGTTAATATAGGAGGAACTGTAACAATAGCAGGGGCTGTTTCTATTGGGGGAGCAGTAAATCTTTTAAGTACAGCTACTGTATCAGGAGCATCAGGATTCTTAGGAACTGTAAGAGTCAGCGGAGCTACTTCACTTGAAGGAGCTGTTGTATTAGGATCAACAGTTACTGTATTAGGAGCAGGTCATTTTAAAGATGATGTCTCTGTTAGTGGGAATCTTAATGTTGGAGGTACAGTTACAATAGCAGGGGGTAATCTGCAAGCTACTAATGCTAAAGTTTGTGCAAGTGCATACTTTGGGGATGGTTCTAATTTAACCAATCTTCCTTCTGTTGTAATCACAGGTAATATTTCAGTCAGTAATATAATTGTAGGCGGTACAGCTACTGTATCAGGAGCAGCAGGATTCTTAGGAACTGTTAGAGTAAGTGGTAATACTACATTAGCAGGTACATTTGATGTAGCGGGTAACACTTCAATAGGCGGTACGTTTATGTCTACTGGTGCAGCAACCTTTGATGACGATGTATCTGTATCAGGTAATCTTAATATTGGAGGTACAGTAACTGTAGCAGGAGCAGTTGTATTAAAATCGACAGCTTCAATTAATGGAGCAGTCTCAATTGGAGGTGCAGTTAATCTTCTCAGTACTGCAACTATTAGCGGTGCCACAGGATTCCTTAGTACAGTCAGAGTAAGTGGTAATACTACTATAGGAGGCACGTTAGATATAACAGGAAATACTTCAGTAGGAGGTACATTCTTTTCTACAGGTGCTGCTACTTTTGATAATAATGTTTCTGTATCAGGTAACTTACATGTAGGAGGTACAGCTACTGTTGGCGGAGCAGCACAAATTACAGGTAATGTAAGTCTAGGTGGTCAACTTTTCTTAGCTAAGTCAGCGGCAGCAGCTATATCAGCAACAGCTATTAATGGAATAACTTCTGTATCTTTAAACTTTTCTAATGCTCAGAATTTCTTGACTACAGTTACAGCAGCGCATACATTAGCTAGACCTACTAACGCTACTAAAGGTCAAACAGGAAGTATCTTTTTTGTGCAATCAGGTGGAAGTGGAACACTAGCTTATAATACTTGCTGGAAATTTATAGGCGCAAGTGTACCAACTCTAGATGTAAGCAGTGGAGCAGTAGGACGACTAGACTATATTGTTGTATCAGTATCTAGTGATAACTCTGGAGAAAATATACACGCTATTTTAACCAATGCATATGGAAACAGTTAAACATGGTATTTTCTAATAATTTATTATTTGGTGCAGCAGCAGCATCTACATCAGGTTCAACACCTTTTGATCCTACTCTTATCCCAAATTCAGTATGGTTGGATGGGTCTGCGGATACTCTTTCTAAGACATTTTCAAGTGGGTCAGCACAAACTAAAATTGTCCTTTCCATGTGGGTACAGCGAAATTCCATTACTAGTGGGGCCGCGCAAGACATCTTTTGCGCTCAAGGTGGTACAGGCGGCGCGACTAGGCAAAACAGAATATTTTTTAATACCAACGACACTCTTGGCATCCAACTTGAAACAACTGCTGCCGCAACGATTACTTATACATCATCTAAAGTATATCGCGATGTCGGCTGGTATCATATATTACTTAGTGTTGACCAGCCGCAATTACCTAAAACATCACAGACAGTGCTCTATGTAAATGGAGTAGCGGTTCCTCTTACAGTCTCTGGGACTTTTGGCGCTGCTTTGAGCAGTTGGGGAAACACGGCGCTCCACTCTATTGGCACTAATAATGGTAGTGCTTTATTTTATAAAGGCTATGTAGCACAGACAACTATGCTTGTAGGAAAATCAATCCAATCTGGAGACGTAGCCGTAACAGACTTTTTAGATTCTTTTCCCTTCGGTACAAACGGATCACAGTTTACTCCTAAAAGTAATAGTGACGTAGCTGCTTTGGCTAGTACAGCGTCAGGAAATTCCTTCTGTCTAGACTATGAAAATTCATCTGATCTGGGAAATGACATTAGTTCTCTGGGAAATGACTTTAGCCCTGCTAGTATGAGCAGTGCTAATCAATTGACAAATACTCCCAGCTTGCCATTCCCAATACTTAACGCACTCGACGGTGACGCTACTCTGGCAGCAGCTCTTCAATTTGGAAATCGACTGGGTGTGGGAGTGGGAGATTGGGATAGTATTTTCTCGACTTTGCCAATGGGTAAAACTGGCAAATGGTATTTTGAAGTACGATTGCACACTAATACTGCATCGAACGGTTGGATCGCAGCTATCCACGAAACCAGCACTACCTCCAGAAACTTTGCTAATTACATTGGCAACACCACATCTACTTTTGGACTAGGTTATGGCTTATATACTGGAGGGTCAACTTTTACGAATAATAGTGAGACTAACAACGCCGCTTTAGCCGCTATTGATGCTGGCGACGTTGTAATGATGGCTGTGGATTTGGATAATAATAAAATTTGGTGGGGCGAAAACGGGACGTTTTATCTAAGTGGTAATCCCGCAACGGGTGCCAACCCTATTTATACACTTGAATCAGATACTGAATATGTGTTTGGAATGTCGCCTTCTGCGGATGAGGATTATTTTGTAAATTTTGGAGCTGATTCTACATTTGGTGGTGCTATAAGCGCAGGTAATAATGCAGACGAAAATGGGCAGGGCAATTTTAAACACGCTCCTCCTACTGGGTTTTTATGTCTATGTCCTGCAAACTTAGCCACACCAGAGTTTCAAGGAATAGATTTCTTTGACGCTACTCTTTATGAAGGCAATGGTACAAGTCAAAGAGTAGGTGATTTTGTACCTTTTACGGATGCACTTGCTGTAGCTAACTCTGCAATGTTTCAGCATGATGATGCAAGAGCATTTAGCAGACGTGTTGGTACTCCTTCTTCTTCTGGCGGCAAGAAAGGCACTTGGTCTGTCTGGTACAAAACATCAGTCATTGATACCGATAATGTATTGTTTGACACAGGAACAACCGCAACTAACCGTTTTAGTTTACAGATGGATGCCAGTGGTCAGATAACTTTTCTACACGGTAGCGCTACTATTTTAAAAACTAACGCTGATTTAAAGGGTGGGGGTTTTTGGAGGAATCTTGTACTTAGAGTTGATACAGGTGTTTCCGCCGCTGCTGACAGAGCGTTAATGTATATAGACGGCGTATTAGTTACTTCTTTTGCAACAGACGGCAGAGCAAGCTTAACGAAAGATTCAGAACTGGGTTACATGGATTCTGGTGCTACTCAATTTGTAGGCAGCTTTAACGGTGTATCTGCAAATCAATGGGATGGGTATTTTGCAGAGACAGTTTTTCTGGATAATCAATTTTTATCTGC